TAAAAAAAGACTATTATACCTATGATTCACAAACAGAATGGCTTGATTCTGAGGGTATGTATGGCACATTTTGGGTATTAGATCCAATTTTAGAAAAAATAAGAAAGGAAGGAAATTAATTATGGGTAAAAGAACTAAACAAACTATTACTTTAGGTAGTGGAAATTTATATATTACAGAGTTTTCTGGAAGTATTCCAGAAAATACAGAAATTGAAAAAGATACTAATTTAGCAGGATATATACAAGGTGGTGCTGAATTAGAGTACAAACCAGAATATTATACAGCAGAAGATGATTTAGGAAAAGCTAAAAAAACTATAATCACTAAGGAAGAAGCAAAATTAAAATCTGGTATTATGACATGGAACGGAGAAACATTAAAGAAATTAGTAGCTACTGGTAGAGTTACAGAAGATACCGAAAAAGGTATAAGAACTGTAAAAATTGGTGGTATTGATAATAACGACAATAAAAGCTACATTATACATTTCGTACATAAAGATCCTGTTGATGGAGATGTACGTGTTACTGTAGTTGGTAAAAATACAGCAGGCTTTACATTAGCATTTGCTAAGGATAAAGAAACTGTTATTGATGCGGAATTTGAAGCAGCACCATCAGATGATGAAGGAACATTAATTTTATTACAAGAAGAAATAGAGGAAACAGCTTAAAAAAATAGAGGGATGGTATAAAATAAACAGCTATCCCTCTTTAAAAGTAAAGGGAGGAATATTATTATGTATGATATGACAAAATTAAAAACAAGGTATTTTGATATAAAACTAAAAAAAGGCAAAATATTGAATATAGAGCCACCAAAATTAAAAGTTTTAAAGAAAATAGCTGCTTTAAGCGAGGTAAAAAATACAGAAGAGTTAGGAGAAAAAGACATAAGCAACCTTACAGAAGCTGTATCTTTAGCTTTAAGCAAAAATAGACAAAACTTTAAAATTTCTACTGAAGAAGTAGAAGATAATTACGACATAGACGAAATAGTGGATCTATTAAATAATTATTTTGAATGGGTTAATAGCATACAAAATTCAAAAAACTAAAATGTCCATATTATCCAGACAATGACGATAATATGGACACAGGTTATATTGTAGAAAGTATAGGGGAAAAAAGAGTTGCAGAATATTTAAGAATATCAATGCTAGAAGTAGAAGAATTAGATTTTGTAAAATATTTATTTTTTCTTAGAGAAGCATTTATATATAATTGTTCGCAAACTGACGAAGGTAGAGAATATTTAAGAAATGCTAAAAGATTAGAAGAAACTACTCCAGATAGAATTAAATTGAGAGAAAAATTGAAGAAACGAGCAAATTAATAGCTTGTTTCTTTTATTTTAGTAGGTGGTATAGATGGCGAGTAGAATACAAGGTATAACTGTAGAAATTGGAGGCGATACCACCAAATTAGGTAACGCCTTAAAAAGTGTCAATGATAAAACTAAAAGTCTACAAAATGAACTAAAAGGTGTAAATACGCTATTAAAAATGGATCCTACTAATGTTACACTTTTAAAGCAAAAACAAGATTTATTAAATAAAAGTATTGCAGAATGTAGAGAAAAATTAAATATATTAAAGTCTACACAAGCACAGGTGCAAGAACAATTTAATAAAGGAGAAATAACCGAACAACAGTATAGAGATTTTCAAAGAGAAATTGTAGCAACAGAACAAAAACTAAAGAATTTAGAAAAAGAAGCTAAGTCGTTTGGCTCTGTTGGAGCACAGCAAGTTGCAGCAGTTGGAACAAAAATGCAAACTTTGGGAGATTCTATAACTAATGTAGGTAAGAAACTAACTATTGTTAGTGCTGCTGCAAGTGCAGCGTTAGTAGGTGTTGCTAAAAGTGCAATAGATTTTGAAACAGCATTTACAGGAGTAACTAAAACTGTAGATGGAACTGATGAAGAATTAGAAAATATAAAAGAAGGTTTATTTGATTTATCAGAGGCTACTGCAAGTAGTGCAACAGATATTGCGTCTGTTGCAGAAGCTGCTGGACAATTAGGAGTAAAAACTGAAAATATTTTAGGATTTACTGAAACAATGGTAAGGTTAGGCGATTCTACAAACCTTTCCGCAGATGAAGCAGCAACAGCCATTGCACAATTATATAATGTTATGGGCTCTGATATTAATACAGTAGATCAATTTGGTGCTGCCTTAGTTGCTCTAGGTAATAACGCAGCAACAACAGAAGCTGATATTTTAAATATGTCTAGTAGAATAGGCTCATCTGGTAAGCAAGTAGGATTAACAGAGCAAGAAGTATTAGCGTTAGCAACAACTCTTGCAAGTGTTGGACTAGAAGCAGAAGGAGGAGGTTCTGCAATTTCTGCTGTAATTACTCAAATTGATAAAGATGTTGCCTTAAATTCTGGAACACTAAAAACATGGGCTAATGTAGCAGGAATGTCTGTAAAAGATTTTAAAAAATTGTGGGAAAATGATGCTATGTCCGCAATTCAAAAAATTGTTGCTGGAATGGGAGATGCTAGTGCAGGTGGAGAAAATCTAAATGTTATTTTAGATAAGTTAGGTGTTACTTCACTTAGACAAACAGATACTATGAAAAGGTTATCTAGTGCAGCTGAACTTATGTCAGATATGGTAGATATAAGTAATCAGTCATGGGCTGAAAATACAGCACTAACAACAGAATCTTCTAAAAGATATGAAACTACAGCAGCTAAACTACAACAAGTAAAAAATACTGTAAGTGAATTATGTAGTAAATTAGGAGAAATATTATTACCTATTATACAAAAAATATGTGATGGTTTATCTAGTTTTGTTAGCTGGTTAACAAGTCTAAGCCCAGCAGCACAAAAAGTTATGCTAGTAGTTGTAGCATTAGTAGCAGCACTCGGACCATTATTAATTTTTGTTGGTAAAATTATTTCTTCGATAGGATCTATATTAACGTATGGACCCAAAATTGTATCAATGTTTGGAACAATAAAAACTGCTGCAAGTGGTTTGTTTAGCTTTATAGCAGCAAACCCAATTATTTTAGTAATTACAGCTATAATAGCAGCTATTATATTATTATGGAATAAATGCGAGTGGTTTAGAAACTTAGTAATAGGAATGTTTGAAGGAATAAAAAATGCTGTAATTACAGTATGGAATAATATAAAGGCAGTATGGGACATTGTACAACCATATTTTGTAGCTTTATGGGAAGGAATAAAAGCAAGTTTACAACCTGTAATAGAATCTGTAATAGGTGCATTTCAAGCTGCATGGGAATTTATAAAAACAATATGGGATTTTGTGCAACCTTATTTTGCAGCTATATGGGAAAATATAAAAACTATATTTTCTGTTGTTTCTCAAGTATTAGGAACATATTTTAGTGTGGCATGGGAAGTAATAAAATCTGTATGGGATATAGTAGTACAATACTTTAGTACCATTTGGGAAAATATAAAAATTATATTTAGCGTTGTAGGTACTGTAATAGGTGGTTTCTTTCAAACTGCGTGGACTGTAGTTAAAACTATATGGGACGCAGTAACAGGTTACTTTAAAGCAATTTTTGATACAATAAAAGGTATATTTAGTGCAGTAACAGCGGTATTTCGAGGAGATTTCCAAGGAGCATGGGACGCAATAAAAGGAATTGTTGGAACATGGCAACAATATTTTCAAAATATTTGGAATGGAATTAAAAATATATTTGCTAGCGTTGGTAATTTCTTTAAAAATAGTTTTCAAGCTGCATGGAATGGAATTAAAAGTATATTTAGTAATGTTGGCAGTTTCTTTCAAGGAATTTGGAATACAATTAAAAATATGTTTACCAATATAGGTACTACAATAGGCGACGCAATAGGCGGAGCATTTAAAAATGTTGTTAATTCAATAATTTCATTTGCACAAAATACTATAAATGGATTTATAAGATCTATTAACTGGGCTATTGATGTTATTAATAATATACCGGGTGTAAATATTAGTAGATTAAATGAATTAAATATACCAAGATTAAAAGTTGGTATGGCAAACGTACCTTATGATGATTATTTAGCTTTATTACATAAAGGCGAAAGAGTATTAACTGCAAAAGAAAATCAAGAATATACTAACGGAATGGAAGAAACACCAAGTAATAATAATATTGATAATAGCTTTAATTTAACAATAAATAGTCCAACAGAAACATCTCCAGCAGAAAATGCTAGATTACTAAGAAGAGAAATACAAAGATATAAACTTTTGCATACGTAAAATATTATAGAAAAAGGAGAAATGATTTAATATGAAAAAAATTATTTGTGAAAATAACAAAAATAAGAAAATAACTTTTACTTATGATTTCCCTTTTTTTATTACTTCTACTGAAGGACTATATGATGTAAAAGGAAGTGTAGCTACTGTGTCAAGTGCTTATGGAATAGGAGAAAGCTACGCAGGAACGAGCGTAAAGAAAAGAAATATAGTAATAAATGGTATAATTGTAGATAATTTCGCAAAAAGAAGAGAAACATTACGTAATATATTTCCATTAGATACAATAGGTACGTTATATTATTATGAAGATGATATAGAAAGAAAAATTGAATATATAGTAGAAGATGTAGATGTATCAGAAAAAGGAGTACCTAGAACATTTACAATTTCTCTTATATGTCCTTATCCATATTTTAAAGATATAGAAGAATCAGAAGCGTCCATGTCTACGTGGACGCCTCAATTCTGTTTTCCTATGATTTCTGAGCAAAACAAAGGAATAGAATTTGCAACAAAAAATGTAACAACTATGGGAACAATAACAAATGATACAAATATAGAATTTGGTGTTACAATAAGATTTATTGCAAATGGTAAAGTTTTAAATCCATATTTGATAAATGTAAATACGCAAGAAAAAATAGCAGTAAATATTGAAATGGAAGCAGGCGACCAGATTATAATTACAACACATAGAGGTAATAAGAATGTAATTTATATTCCTACATCTACAAATGAGGCTGAAAATATTAACTATAAAATGAAATATGGAAGCAAATTTTTGCAAATGCACTCAGGCGATAATACTCTAAGAGCAGGTGCAGAAGATGGGGAAGAAAGCCTAGAAACAAAAGTGTCTTATAGTATAGAATATGGGGCGGTGTAATATGAAAAACATTGAATTATATATATATGATAGGGATCTAAATTTTCAAGGTGTAATTGATGAATATACTTCCCTAAGATGGCGTAGAAAATATTTTGAAGCAGGAGAATTTGAATTACATTTAAAAGCAACAGAAAGAAATATAGCTATTTTCAAAAAGGATAATGTCATAATAAGAGAAGAAAGCAAAGAAGCGGGTTTTGTTAAAAGCGTTGAAATAATAGAAAGTACAAATACTACAGAATTAGTTGTAATTGGTAGGTTTTTATCTTATTTGTTATACAGAAGAATAGTAAAGAAAAGAATTAACTTTACTGGAAAAATACTTGCAGGAATGAGAGTAATTTTAAATAAAATGACACCATTTAGCAAGTTAGAAATAGCAGATACAACTATAGATAGTGAAAAAATTACTTTTCAAGTTACTTACAAAAATATTTATAATTATTTGGTAAAACTTGCTAAAGCTGCAAATGTAGGTTTTAGAATAATCGCAGATATAGAAAATAAAAAGTATAGGTTTGAAAACTACGAAGGTTTAAATAGAACTGTAGAGCAAACCAATAATTCATTTTATGAATTTAGCGAAGAATATTCAAACATAAATAAAGCGGACTACTTAAATGATGGTGGTACGCTTTGTACTGATGTGTTGGTAGGTGGAGAAGGCGAAGGAGATAGCAGAGTATTAGTAGAAATTAATAATACAGCAGGTTTACACGATTTTGATATTGTAGAAACATTTGTTGATGCAAAAAGTGAATCAAAAGGGGATTTAACTACTAGCGAATATAATGAAGTTTTAAAAGAAAAAGGAAATGAAAAAATATCTTCAATATCAGAATCTATAAAATTTGAAGTGTACGCAAATGACTATAAAAAAGGTTGGGATTTAGGAGATGTTGTAACAGTAAAAAAAGAAAGCTGGAATATACAAGAAAACCTAAGAATAACAGAGGTAGAGGAAGTTATAGAAGGCAATAAAATTACTATAACACCAACATTTGGAACGCCTTTAAAAGAAACATTTACTGACGATGATAATTAATAAGAAAGGAAGGGCAAAAATATGGCTGAAAAAAGTAGTTTTTTCGATTCTGTTAATGCTGACAGAGTGTATTATGCTGCTGACTGGGCTTTACATTTATCAAAATATTTCACAAATGGAATATTTAATAATGGTTTAAAAGTAGTTTCAAATGATAATATGTCAGTTAGTGTAGAAAGTGGCGATGCAAATATAAATGGATATAGATATAATAACGATCCAGAAAAAGTTTTAAGCGTTGCAAATGCAGATGGTGTATTAAATAGAATTGATAATATTGTAATCAGACTTGATATACCTAACAGGCAAATAACAGCAGAAATAGTACAAGGAACTTTCGCAGAGAAAGCAGTTGCACCGGCATTGACAAGAGGTACAAGTATATATGAAATAAGAATAGCAAAAATTAATATTCCGGCAGGAACTACAGCAATAACGACAGATTTAATAGAGGATACAAGGTTTAATAGTAGCGACTGTGGAAATGTAATTTGTGCTGTGCAAACACCAGATTTTACAAATATATTAGACCAATACAAGGCATTATGGGACAGCATGATAAAAGCAGAAACACAAGACTTTGAAAAATGGTTTAAAGAACAAACAGAAAATTTTGATGTTTGGTTTGAAAGAATAAAAGGACAATTAAGTGAAGATGCAGCAGGAAAACTACAGCTAGAAATAGACAATTTACAAGCCTTAGTAATGGAAGCAATATCTCCTGTTACAACAGAAGATGGAAACAATATTGCTACAGAAGGTGGAGAATTAATAATAGGGGGAATATAATTTAAAATATTAAAGGAGGATCTATAAAATGATTAAAAAAATATCAGAATTAACCGAAGCAACCGAAGCAAAAGATACAGATATAATGTGTATGGTTGATTTGGGTAATGGCGAAACAAAGAAAATAGCATTTAAGAATTTATTAAGTGGTATCATTCCAAGAAATGCCGGAGCACATAATGCAATTTATAGGGGTAAAGATATAACAGATTTATTTTATGATGGAACTTTATCAAAACAAATAGCAGCAGGAACATTTGATGACATTTATATAGGGGACTACATAATTGGTAAAGTTAGTAATAGAAAATATATAGTTGCAGATATAAATTACAGATTACACATGGGGGATACTGAATGTACTACACCTCATGTTTTAATGATACCAGAGCGAACAATGGGAAATGCACAAATGAATGCAAGTAATGTTACTACAGGAGCATATATTGGAAGTGCAATGTACACAGATAATTTAAATCCATTTAAAACTATAATAAAAAATGATTTTGAAACAAGTCATATTTTAAAACATAGAAATCATCTACAAAATGCTGTAAGTAATGGTTATGAAAGCGGTGGATCTTGGTATGATTCTGAAATAGAATTAATGAATGAAACTATGGTATATGGAAGTAACATATTCAAGAATTGTTTAAATGGAAGCAATATACCTAATAATTATACAATAGATAAATCTCAATTATCATTATTTAGGCATAGACACGATTTGACTGTTGCTTTAAACGATAGTGGAGCTAGACAATGGTACTGGTTAAGAGATGTCGTTTCTGCGTCGTATTTCGCGTATGTGACCAACGACGGCAATGCGACCAGCTACTACGCCTCTAACTCTGGTGGTGTTCGTCCGGCTTTCCTAATCTATTAATCAGACATCGACAGGGCTTTATGCCCTGTCGTATAAATTAGTTAATTTCTGGAATAGTTAAAATAATTAAAATAAAATGATATACTTCTTTGTAAATTTAAAAAGGAGTAAATAGTATTATTAGCGTATGTCAGATATTAAGAAAAGTAAGAGAAGAGAATCAAAATTACAAACAATACATAATGCGTATTTAATTAGAATGGCTGTTACTAAACTTGCAGAGAATAACTTTTATATTAGTGAAACAAAAATTGAAAATATTATTGCTGAAAAAATAAGAATGTTCCCTAACGATGATCAAGAAAGAATAAAAAAAAGAACATATCAATATTTTAAGCAACAAATAGAACGTTCTACAAATAAAGTTATAGATTTCGCATGTGGAATAAGCCAACATTTAAGAATAGCAAATACAATATTTCCTAGTTATATGTCTGAATTTGAAGAAAGACGTATTGAAATGGATAGAGCAATGGCTTGCTGCAATGCGTTGCAAGATGAATTACAATATATAGGGGAATGTTTATATGCTGATTTAAATAAATACACAAATTTAGTATTGGAAATTCAAAAAGAATTTAATATGATTAAATCTCTTAGACAGTCTGACAATAGATTTTTAAAAGATCTAAAATAGTGGGTAATCTTTAAATGTCGTTTCTGCGTCGAATTTCGCGAATGTGAACAACAACGGCAATGCGAACAACAACAACGCCTCTAACTCTGGTGGTGTTCGTCCGGATTTCACAACCAAGCTATTAATAGTGGACTAAGTTTCCATAGCAGGGCAATGGGAAAAGGAAAGGAAAGATTATCCCTTCAATTTGATAAAATTGATAAATGCTAATCATTATGTATTTGGTTACGACCAGTAATACTATAAAAGTGATTTATGAATATTTTTTATGATGCTAATAAAATATATGAAGCTGGAACAAAAGCAATAAAATCTGCACCTTTTAAATATCAGTCGCAGCTTTTTGAAGTTAATCATTTGTTATTAACTGCTGAACTGCAAAGAGATATTAAAGAGTGGAAATACAAACCTACAAAGGGTAGTAAATTTACAATAAATGAAAGGGGCAAAATAAGAAATATTACAACAAATGATATGATAGATAAAACTGTAAATCATTTGATTTGTGATAATGTTTTAACTCCAGCTATTACTCCCTATTTAGTATATGACAATGGGGCAAGTCAAAAAAATAAAGGTGTATCATTTCATAGAAAAAGACTAGAAGTACATTTACACCAATATTACAGAAAACATAAAAGTAATGAAGGATATATACTATTAATAGACTTTAGTAAATATTATGCAAGTATTCCCCATAATTTATGCTTAGAAAATTTGCAGGGTTTTTTAAAAAAAGTTAATAAAGAAGAGGCACATATTACATTATGGATTCTAAAAAATGTATTTGATGTATTTAATGCAGAAAATAAAAATGGGAGAGGTGTCGATATTGGTAGCCAACCTTCACAAAATATAGGTATTGCTTATCCTTCAAGAATAGATAATTATATAAAAATAGTAAAAGGTATTAAGTATTATGGTAGATATACCGATGATATGTATTTAATACATGAAAGTAAAGAATATTTAAAAGAAGTATTAGAAGGGATTAGGAAAATCGCGAATGAATTAGGGTTAATAATAAATGAAAAGAAAACACATATTGTAAAATTATCACAACAATTTAAGATTTTACAAATAAAATACCAATTAACAGAAACAGGAAGAATTATAAGAAAAATTAACCCAAAAGCAATAACGAGGGAAAGAAGAAAATTAAAAGCATACAAAAGGCTATTAGATAAAAATATATTAACATATAAAGAAATAGAAAACATATTTAAGTCGTGGATGTCTGGAAACTACAAAAATATGTCAATGCAGCAAATTACAAACATGACACAATTATATTATAATTTATTTAAGGAGGTACCAAAATGGAAAAATCATGGAAAATTACGTTATCTGATGGAACACAACTTAAAGACCTAAAATTAAATGGCAATAATTTTGTATCAGAAACAGAAGTTACAGAAAATGATTTTAAAGGTAAATTATCAAAAGTAATTATAGAAGGACAAGAAGACGGACAAGTAGTTAAACAAGAATATGAGCACATGGAATTAGTACAAGTAGCTCATTATGAAGATGGATACTATTTTATTTTAAGAGAGCTATCAAAAGCTGAAATAAAAGAAAGAAAAATGCAAGGCGACATAGAGTATTTAGCAATGATGACTGATATTGATTTAGAGGAGGCTTAATCATGAGCAAGAATTTTGAAAAAGTAAAAGAATATTACAATAATGGTATATGGAATAAAACAAGGGTATATAATGCTGTTGGTAAATGGATAACAGCAGAAGAGTACAAAGAAATAACAGGGGAAGATTACAAATAATTTACTTACAATAAAAAATCCTTTTAAAGCCTTAAAATTAAGTAATGAAAGTATATTAACGAAAAATAAAAACGCCTTAAATTCAATTTTAGAGCGTTGTTTTTTTCGCTTTTTTTATAGATTTTTACAAGAGAGGAGGAGTAAGTAAATTGGAACAATTATCAGTAATTATTATATCATTAGCAACACTTTTGAATGCTATTTTAACAATTTTTACATTTATAGAAAAAACTAAAAAGCCAGTTGATAAAGCATTAGATAATAAATTTGCAAAAGCATTAGAACCAATAAATAAAAAATTAGATAATGTTAATGCAGATATAAAAAGACTTGATAAAAACCAATGTATGAATTATTTAGTTGAATTTATAGAAGATTCAAAAAATGGAATACCAAAAGACGAAATACAAAAAAAGCGAGCAAGTGAAGTTTTTGATCATTATACATTAGATTTACACGGAAATTCATATATTCATGATGGTTGGATTAGATATGTCAAGTAAGAAAGGAAAGGTATTATTATGAAAAAGAAAATATTATTAGTATTAGCAAGTATAGTTGCTGTTGCTGGAGTATTTTGTAGTGTTTATTTTAATGATCCTAACTTAAATAAAAATTTGGGGGATATTGAAAATAAATTAATAGAAGAAATAAAGAATGATGAAACTATTAATAACACTGTAATTATTTCTGACGAAGTACAAGAAAGTGCAGAAGATACTATAGAAGCTACAGAAAATGGCGAAGATTTATCAACAACTGAAATTATAGAAAGTACAGTTGAAGAGGAAGAAAGCGTAACAGATGAAGGAGCGTTAGAAACAGACGCAGTAGTAGAGCAAGAAAATATTAGTTACGATGGGACTAATACAGGTAGTGGACTTTCACTTTTAGGCTCATATCAAGGGCTTACATATTATAGTCAAGCAGATAGTAGATGGGCTAACGTAATGTATTCTAGTATAGGCGATAGAAGTCAAACAATGAAGTCTAGTGCATGTGGTCCGACAAGTGCAGCTATAATTGTTTCATCAAGTAAAGGAACAATATTGCCAACTACAATGGCATCTTTATTTGTAGAAAATGGATATAGAACTTCTAATAATGGTACTGCATGGAGTGCATTTCCATTTGTTGCAGACTATTTTGACTTTAACGAATATTATACAACTAGCTCTTTTGATAAAGCTATGAGTTATTTATCACAAAAAGATGCTAACGGAAATAGTAAATATTATATAATTGCAAGTTGCGGAAGTGGTTTGTTTACTACTGGTGGTCATTATATAACATTAGTTAGTTTAGATGGAAATACAATACAAGTATATGATCCATATTTATATAGTGGAAAATTTACGACAGCAAGCAGAAGAGCTGCAAATGTAAAAGTTTCTGGAAATTCTGCATTTGTTAGTGAAAGTAGTTTTAAAACATACGCAAATTACAGAAACTTCTGGATTTTTAGTAATGATAATGGAAGCGGAAGTAATAATACAAATAATAATTCTACAGTTAATTATACAAGATATGTAGCAACGCAAGGAGCTACATTAAATGTTAGAACAAATGCAAGTATAAATGCTACTAGAATAGGAAGTTTAGCAAATGGAACAAAAGTTACAGTTGTTGAAGTTTCTGGAAACTGGAGTAGAATAACAAGTCCTATATCTGGTTGGGTATGTAGTTCTTATTTATCTTCATCTACTGTAAATAATACAAGTAGTAATTATAATGTAAAAGTTACTGCTAAGAGTGGACTTAATATTCGTGCTGGTGCAAGTACAGGATATAGAATATTGGGTTGCTATAAATATGGAACGACAGTTACAATAACACAAACCAATGGAAATTGGGGTAAAACAAATAAAGGCTGGATTTGCTTAACATATACAAGTAATACAAATACAAACACAAGTACAACAACAAAGACATCTAGCTCATATTCATTAGGTTTGTATCAAGTAAATACAAGAAGCGGGTTGAATGTAAGAGCTGGTGCTGGAACTAATTATAAAATAAAAAAAGTTTATTCAAACGGAACACGTTTCGATACATACGAAATAAAAGGAGACTGGGCAAGAACGCCAAGCGGTTGGGTAAACTTAAATTATTGCAAATTAATTTACAAATATTAAAATAGAGGGAATTTTCCCTCTATTGTATACTTTTTAAATTTTGTTGTATATTATATAATATATCAAATGCTTCCTTGCATGTTGTATTATTCATGTCTAGGTTGATAATTTTATTAATAATATTATCATAAGAAGTATTTTGATTTGAAGATGTTTGATTAGGTACAATGGCATATTTTAGCCCTTTAGAATCTAATAACTGCGTGTATTTTTCTAATTTGGCGATTGGAAACCCGCATTTTATTATTTCTGGGCTTAAATCAGTCAGTTTTAAGCCAATTTCATTTGATACTTTTCGAGCATCTTCATTTAATATATTATAAAAAATACCTACTTTAAATAAATAAATTTTGTCTGGATCTTTTTCTTTCAATTCTTCATATTGCTTTTGAAGTTTGCTCATCTTTATTTCCTCTCTTTCTTTTTAAATATTTTTTTCTTACAATAATATCCCCGTGGCTCACATTCTAAAACATCGCATATTTTATCCAATGTTTCAAACCTAATGCCAACAGTTTCATTATTCATAAGATTTGATACAGCTTGATAGCTGCTACCCATATTCTTAATAAGCCAGTATTTTGTTTTTTTCTGGTTTTTAAGAATTTTCTTAATGTTTATATAAATCATGTTTACACCTCCCAGAATATTTTAGAACAAACTTAGATATATTTTAACTATGCTGTGCTTGACTTAACTATAGTTGACTTAGTTATAGAATAGGTAAAAATATATAAATTTTATCTGTCGTTTTTTGTCGAAAAAAGTAGAAAACGAAAACCACGCAAGCCTTGATATTCCTAAGAAAATACCTATGTTGTAGAGTAGTTAAAAAAGTAAACATAAAATGGTAAAATATAATTAAAGGAATAGGAGGAAAAAGAAAAATGAATTATGAAAAAATTTTTATGTTTTACCTATTAGAGGAAAAGCTATCACTTAAAGATAAAATATTATTACATATATTTAAAAGATACACATTTAAAATATATCTAAAAGGAGTAAAGAGGGGTTACGACTGGGATATTTAACAAGTAGACAAAAGCAGAAAAATAATGTATAATAAAACATATTTAAAATAAATAACGGGGAAGTGCAGCACGCACTACCCGTTTATAATAGAAAGTATTAAAAATATTTGCAAGGCTGTAATAAGGCTGTAGTAAAAATTTTAAATGGTTATAAAATATATGTAATAAAAATTAGGAAAGTGAACGGAGAGTAAGCAATGCGAAATATTAAATTAACTATTGAATATGATGGAAAAGACTTTAATGGGTGGCAAAAACAGCCTAACAAACTAAATATACAAGGAGAAATAGAAAGAGCAATAGAAGAAATAACAGGAGAAAAAGTAGATTTAATAGCTTCAGGAAGAACAGATGCCGGAGTACATGCCTTAGCACAAATGGCTAATTTTAAGACAAATAGTAAACTTCCAGTAGAAAAATACCCAATAGCATTAAATACAAAATTAAAAAAATCTATAAGAATACAAAAAGCAGAAGAGGTAGAAGAAAATTTTCATTCAAGATACCATTGCAAACAGAAAACATATAGATATATTATAAACAATAGTGGACAAGGTTCTAGCATATACAGAAATTTAGAATATTTTATCCCAAACAAATTAGACGTAGAAAAAATGCAAGAAGCAGTAAAATATTTTGAAGGAGAACATGATTTTAAGGCTTTTAAAGCAAGCGGAACAAGCAGCAAAAGTAGTGTAAGAACAATATATAAAGCAAAAGTAGAAAAACAAGGAGAAAGAATAATAATAGAGCTTACAGGAAATGGATTTTTATATAATATGGTAAGAATAATTGCAGGAACTTTGGTAGAAGTAGGATTAGGAAAAATAAA